ATCGTTGCAGGACATAGTTCAGCAGTAGCCACTGCAGAGCAAATCAACAAAACAGAGACATATCGTGACCCTGACAGCTTTGCTGACATCGTCAGAGGTATGCATCTCTATGGACGTAAAATATTACGACCTGAAGCACTTACTCGTGCTATATATGTCTCAAAATTCTAAGGGAGGTAAATCATGGCATTAGGTGATAACACAACCTCTGTATCAAGAGGTAATTCAGCTAGAGGTAGGCAACCCTACATGATTCAAGCTGACCTGAATTTTGCAACAGCTGCAAGTGATAAGGGTACTGCCCTAGCTGCAAATGATGTGATTCCCGGTTTGACCATTCCTGCTAATACACTCATATTGGCTGCAGGTTTTGAAGTAACAACTGCTCACGCAGGTACTTCAACTGACACCGATTTTGACTTTGGTATTACTGGAGGTGACTTGGACAACTTTGTTGATGGTTTCGACTTTGACGGAGCTTCTGTTGGAGACTACGCTTTTAAGGCAGGACAAACTCCTGTTCTTGTTGGTGGAACTTCTGACACTATCGACATTGAAATTCAGGCAATGACAGGTACAACAACAGGTGGTATAATCCGAATGTTTGCTGTATGCATGAATGTTGACGATCAGGGTGCATTGAACGCTGACGAAGTTGGCAGAGATCAACTAGCTTAACTTAAAAATTAGGGGGCAGGTGAAAGCTTGCCCTCTATTTTAATATAAAGGAATACTAATGGCAGATACAGTCACATCACAAACAATACTAGATACACCTTACAGATTAGTTATGAAGTTTACCAACGTAAGTGACGGCACAGGAGAAAGTGCAGTTAAAAAAGTAGATGTAAGTGCATTTACTGCAGGTGAAAAAGGTGCTACATGCACAGGTGTAACAATAGATAGAATACATTTTGTAAATGACGGAATGAAAGTACAGATACTTTGGGATGCATCTTCAGATGTAGAAGCATACAAACTATTAGATACCGAAGGTTATTATGACTTTTCACATTTTGGTGGATTACAAAACAACGCAGGTTCAGGTAAAACAGGTGATATCATGTTTACAACCGTTGGGGCTGCAAACACGGAAACATACAACATCATACTAGATATGACAAAACAATCCTAAGAGGATACAATGTCTGGAACATATCTAACACTTACAAACAGCACACTAGCGAGACTAAACGAGGTACAACTAACTTCATCTAACTTTAGTAGTGCTAGAGGTATACAGGTGCAAGCACAAAATGCTGTGAATGAATCTATAAGGTATATTAATCAAAAAGAATATAACTTTCCATTCAATCACGCAACTGAAACAAAAACTTTAACGGCAGGGTCAGTTAGATATAGTATACCAACTTCAACTAAACATGTAGATTATAATACATTTAGATTAGTTAAAGATGAAGACTTAGCTACCAGTGGTGGTAAATTAACTATTTTACAATACAACGACTATATAAATAGTCATGTAACACAAGAAGATGAAATAAATACTACAACATTAGATGGCTCACTAACAGACTCAGCAACCACAATAACCGTAGCTAGTACTACAGGATTTGATAGTACAGGCACATTGCACATAGGCAATGAAGAGGTTACTTACACAGGCACTTCATCTACAACCTTTACAGGTGTTTCACGAGGAGCAAATAGCACAACAGCATCTGCTCATAGCAGTGGAGTTCAAGTAGCACAGTTCGACCAAGGAGGAGTTCCAAAAAATGTGGTTAGATCCCCTGACAACAATTATCTTTTACACCCTTATCCTAATAAGTCATATTCTATAAAATTTGACTATTACACTTTCCCAACAGACCTATCAGCACATGGAGACACAACAAGTATACCTGCACGTTTTGATGCAGTTATAGTAGATGGAGCTACGGCTTTTGTGTATCAGTATAGAGGAGAAACTGCACAGTATCAACTTAACTTTGCACGATTTGAGCAAGGTATCAAGAATATGCAGTCCTTGTTGGTGAACAAATACGAGTATGTAAGATCAACATTTATACCAAGAACACCTAGTCACGTACTAGATTTAAATCCAAGAGTAATGTAATATGCCTGATCTGTCACAAGTACAACCTACAGCTTTTAACTGCCAAGGTGGATTAGTTTTAAATCGTTCTACATTTATGATGCAACCCGGAGAAGCATTAGAACTGCAAAATTTTGAACCTGATATAGAAGGTGGTTACAGAAGAATAAATGGC